AATCCGTTGTTTCCAGCTTGTACAGTTACTGCTCCTGCATTACCTGTTCCAGAAGCGACTCCTCCAAGTAATGAGGTAGCTCCAGCTGCTACGTTAGCAACTGATGCACTTGGTCCTTGAATTGTAAAGTTACCAGGAGTTGCAGTAGCAGTCATTTCAATGCTTTGAGTAACTGCTCCATTAAGAGCTACTCCATTATTTACGTTAAGATCGTAAGTATAAAAAGCAGTAGGACCAGAGCTTCCTACGAATACTTTACCTGTAGAATTTACTGCAATACCTTCATTTTGACCATCACCACTCAACCACCCAAATCCATAAATATTATAAGAACTTGCATTTAAGTTGGCTATAAGAGTTGAAAGGTTAGCAGCAATTGTGATTGTTCCAGCACCATTAGTAATAGTAACGTTTGCCCCTGCAGTTAAGTTAGCAAGAGCAGGAGCAAGTCCCGTACGACCAATTACTAATTGCCCATTAGTTGCAACCCCTAAAGCTGTTGGAGCAGAGGTGCCGTTACCTACATATAAACTATTTGCAGTTAAAGTAGCAAGGCCAGTACCCCCATTAGCAACTGGCAATACTCCTGTGACATCTGCAGTTAAATCTACTGTAGATAAAAATGCAGAAGTAGAATTGTCACAGTTAGCTAGGTTAATAAGAGATTCGTTAACTGTAAGAGTGATATTGCTACTTGCAGTAGCAACAGTCAAAAGACTGTTCATTGACTTAATACCCTTGAAGTTTAGAGTATTTTTATTTGTGATACTTACAAACAAAGATTCACTACCTGTACCTGCGGTACTTAAGATAGGGAATAAATCACTTGCCAATAGTTTATAATTAGCAACTCCTGCTGTGTCAGCTATTAATAAATAGTGACTTGCTGCTAGAGTAGTTTTTGATATTGTGCTTAACGATCCAATTGTTGCCATTTTGTTATAAAATTATAGTTCCACCGTTTTCCAGTGTAATAGGGGTTGTTCCATTTTCTCCGTAAAGATTTCCAGCAGTTGATGGGGGAGGAGTTGGAGCTGGAATTAAATCTGATGTAATACAGTCTTTACAGAATCTACTTGCATAGTCTACAAATGTCTGTAAGTATGTATTTGTATTTAAAGGGTCTGTGCCAATATTTGCATATATAGGACTTTGCCCAGGGAAGTCTAAGTAATTATAAACACAATCATTTCCTAGTTCTTTTGTCTTTCCACTATATGCAAAGTCTTTTCTAGAAAGTAGGTGTATGATCATCTCTAATTTTAAAAGATCGAGATTAGAGCATCTCATTCCTCCTACAATTTTTTTGTAATAAGCAGTACCTTTAGTTGCTAAACATAATTGTAGTTCTGCAACTATTTGTTCAGGAGACTTACCATTAATACTGTCTGGAGGTATTGCCATTATCTAAATTATTAACAACCACAAGCACAAGTTTCTACACAGAATGCTTTTGCTTTGTTGTATTTATTAATTGCATCAGTTACATTATCATTGATTGCACTGTATAGTGCTGAGTTGGCAAGTAAATGAACTTTTTCAGCCCTTCTTAAATCCTCATCACATCTGTCACATTCACAATGACAGTCTATAGCAGACTGTACTAAAGATGCTATGCAACAATCTAATTCACATCTTCCTACATAGTATTTGTAATTAGTATCGTCACTATTTACTGTGAATACTCCATTAAAGTTTTCTCCAAACTCTGCAGACGTAACAGTCCAAGTTTTATTTGCAACACTAATTGTTCCATCAACATCAGCAAATAATGAAGCTGTTGTAATCTCATTTACAAGAGAAATAGTATCTAACTCAGGAGTAGGGTCTGAATTAAAAGTTATGACTATTGTTTTGCAATCTGGAGCAATTTCTATTTCTATTGGAGTAACTGGCATGAGTTTAGAATTATAGATGTAAAGATAATAAAAAGTAGGGGATTTGACTCCCCTACTTTTAAAAGATTAGTTACTATTAATAGTATACTTCAGATGCAGTACCTGCAGTAAGTCCGAACCAAGTATCCCAATCGATACCTGCAGTAGACCAAGCAGTAGTAGCGTTAGCACGTACATACATACGAATAGTATTCCACTCACCTGCACGAGCAATACCAGTATCAGCTGGGTGACCGTGATCGTAAGATACTTCGATTACATCGTAACTGTTTCCAGACTGAGCATAGTCAGTTTGTGCAGTTGGGAAATACATACGGTTAAAGTTACCGTACAAAGAACGTTGCTTTTTTTCATCAGAGATAGCTTGCCAGTAGTTACCAGTTCCAGCATCCCATCCAGTTGTAGCAACAGTAATAACAGCAGTGTCAGTAACTGAGTTAAAAGCAACTAAGTCAAAAATAACTCCAGCATGACGAGCAATAACAGTAACAACACCAGCACCGTTATCAGAAACAGTGAACATAGAGCTCAAAAGAGTGTTGGCATTAATTGCATTTGTTACAGCAATACCACAGTTAGCAGCAGTAGTACCAGCAGCAATTTCTACAACTTGTAGAATATCACGACCAGCAGCAAAGTTACCAATCAATGGGAATACTTTACCACCACCTGACAAGTCAATAGCAGTGCTAGTTGGATTAGCAAATGCTTCGTAGTGAGTTGGGTACGTACGAAGAGCAATCTTAACTAAGTAAGTTTGTCCTGCAGGAACAGTAGCCGAAAAAGTACCAGCCTGAGTGTGACGTTGAGAAGCCACATACGGAGTGTATTTTACACGACGAATTTGCTTTGGACGGATGATAGGAGATGCAATTGGATATGCATTAGTAGTTCCTTGAGATACTTGGAAGTATTCAAAAGCAGAACCTGGCAAAGAAGCTGCAGTACCAGCATAAGTGTGTACTCCAGTGCTAGCCTCATAAGTCCAAACACCACCCTTGTTAGCACTAGCTGCAAGAGCATTAAAGCCATTGGTTCCATCGTGCTTGTCGAAAATAGCACCAGTTGCACCAGTAGCGTTGTTGATTACGAAAACCTGATTCAAATTAGTAGGTCTCATTTTACCTTTTTTTTAAGTTAAACACATTATTAATTATTCACTTTCAAATGTTTCCATTGATTGTGTTTGATACCTTGGGTCTTGAATACCTTCCAGTATGCTCTTTATTGCCATCTCTACAATTTCAACGTGTGTGTGCTCTGGGAGTTCACATCCTACACCGTTAGTTATTGAGATGTCTTCTGGTCTACGAATATACTTAATAGTAACTTCGGGGACTATAAATTCGTTGTCTGTATGTATGTCAATATAATTCTCCTCTATTGTATATAAAGGACTTCTGTAATCGACTTTATTGAATGGGTCGTCTAACATGTACAAAATATCATCATGTTGTGCATATTTTGCTAAACTTGTTCTAGCCGTTCCATTATAGCTTCTTAATGTTTTAGTGATAGTTTTTCTTTCACTAGTAAAAACACTTGTACTTGACCATTGAACTACTACATAATTTCCAAATACATCTTGCCCTAATACGGGACCTTGCCATGTTGCAGGGTTATACAGGTATATGTGGTTGCTGTCTAATATTGGACTCACGTGAGAACTGTCCCCTAATGAATTTTCTAAAGGAAAATTAGTCATAGGAATAATCCCATAATTATAGTTTTGACTATTAATTAATTGATCGTGAGTAATTTCTTCAGTAGCAGGAAGATTTGTTAACTGTTGAAGTAGACCTGTTGAAGCATCAAATCCATAAAGTGCTAATAAAACATCTCCTGGATTTGGGGGAGTAAGATCTATTTTAATTACATCGATAATATTATCTTCGTATTCAATGAGATCTTGAATATCAGTATTACAATTGTATTTAACATTTGCTCTTACTGATACTAAAAATAAATAGTCTAAAGGAAGTGTATAACGGTCAATGTAAATATCTGAATAGTTAGAGGTAAAGACTACACCCTCATACTGGGTGTAGCCTTTATGCTCTACTACTAGTGTTCTAAGATCGTCAATACGTTTTTGAGATTGCTCAAAACCTTTCCCAAGACGGTTAGATGAAAAGTTATACCTCTGTTTGATAAATCTAGTCATGGCTATATTAAGCTCATGGTCGATTTCCTGAGGTAATAAGTTGTCAACTTGGAAGGATGCAATCTTTTGCACCCCTAAGTTTACAGCTATATGCATTTCATTAACCGTCATTGACTGTTAGTTTTAGTATTGTTGCTCTTTCAATTTAGCTCTCATTGCATTAACTTGCCCTGAGTTCTTTTTATTTTTAAAGTATACAATGGCATTCTTGGTATCCTCGGCAATCGTTTCATCTTCATGAACAAACTGATTTCCAATTTTTCTAAGAACTCCTTTTTCTACCATCTCTTCAATTTCTGCTCTTACTTCTAAGTTCTCATCTTTACAAGTTGTTAAGAACTTTTCAGCATTTGCTTCTTTGTAATCGTACAAAGTATTTTCAAGTTCAAGATCAGATAATCTACTTGGGTCAGTGTTCATAAGAACTCTTGCAAGTAATCTCATTTTATCTTTGTTGTCATTCAACTTGATAAACTCTTTGTCTGCCTCTTTCTTAATTTGTACTCTAGCATTTTTCTTTAACAAATCTTTCTGAGGATCGTAAATGTAGAATTTCTTCTCACCATTTGCTTTCATCTCATCTTCAGATGCTGCTACTTGCTTATGCTTTTTACACCATTGGTAATAAATGTAGTCCATTACATTAAATGGCATTCCATCTTCATCTTTGCTAATGTCTAATTCTACTCCCTCGAAAGGTACTTTTAGATTTAAACTTGCCCAGAAGTCCTTGGTTTTCTCTGGCCATTTCTCATGTCCAGGAGGCACATCCATAATTTTACTGAGAACTTTATTCTCTTCTTCTCCATCCAATCCTTTGAGTGGCTGACGGTTCACGTAAATTGAACCGATTTTGATCTTAGCTCCTGCTCTGATCTCTTTTGGGAGGTGATTTAACACTTCCTTTCTTCTAATAATTACCTTCATTTTATAGTTCTTTTTGTTGTATCGTTAGGGAAAAGAATAACCTAACATGTTTTAATCTATTAAGATAAAAAAGGAGCAGGCAGAACCTGCCCCCTTTTTTAGTGCAAACCAAACACAAATTACGATGCTACACATTGTAGATCTAAGCTGGTGTCGAAACGACGAAGTAAGATACCAGCAGTCTTCAACATGTGAACAGAAGCACCGTCTATATCACTAGCACGAGTGTCGTTTCCGGTGAATCCTTTTGGAACTACAGAACCGGCAACACACCAACGTAACATTTCACGACCTTTCTTGTTGATCATTTGTAGGTTGTTTTCACCATCATAAGTAGATTGGTCAACAAATACCATACGGTAAGACTCAAGTGGCAAACCGGAAACTGGGTGTTTCTTAGCAGCTTGAGCAACAGGGCCGTGATCAAACAAGTGAGATTTAACTACGTTAACCTTGTGTCCATCTACGTGCTCGTAGCTAGTGAAGTAACCAGTGATTCCAAGGTTACGGCCAGTACCAGTGATGAACTTAGGCTCAGTAGTTTGTAAGAAAGAGTTAGCACCATAGTAGTTTCTCATAGCTTTGTCAAACTCACGAGCTCCACCGATACCAGTGTAAAGGGTAACTTGCTTGTCTGTAGCATCAGTCATACCATAGAACAAATCTCCGATTGTTTCCTCAATCTTAGCTTGAGTAAGAGTTGAGTAAGAATCTTTATTGATAATCTGCTCAAGAAGACCAGGACCTGAAATTACAGGTTGACCGTTCTCATCCAACATGGTAGAAGTACCAGATGCATCGTGAGTTTTTTGGCCATACCAGTAGTACATTTCACACTCTTCTTTGAACTTCAACATGTGACGGTACTCTTCGTAATCCATCCACAATTTAGTTTTGCTACCTTCTTTCAAAGGAAGTTCGAATTGTGCAACATAGTCTTTAGCATTACCAGCAAAGTGGTAAGACTTACGGATAGTTCCAATCTTAGAACGAACTAAACCTGGAGCAGTCCAGTTAGAAGCATTTCCACGAGAGAAATCCACACCTACGTTAGCATACAATTGACCCCAAAGAGCTCCGTCAGCTACGTCAGCAGCAGGAACAGAAGTAACATCAGGAGAAACTAATCTCAAAGTGTACTTCCAGTTAGATCCTTCTGGAACTGGTTCAGCCATAATACGAGCTAAGATTCCTGATTGAGAAACCAAAGTGTAAGGGAAGATAAACCATTTGTCAGGGAATACTAATGTGAAGTGAGCTCCACCAGCACCTACGTTAGAAGAAGGTGAAGTAGTTCCAACACATGGACGAACATTGATTTCGTGTGTTTTAACACGGTACTCATACTCGAAACGATCGATAGATTTAGTGTTTCCAACACCTTCAGTTAAGAAAGATAATGGGAACTTTTTCTCTTCACGACCAGCTAAGTGAGTAATAATAGGAGACAACTCCTCTGGACGTTCCATAAGTGCATTAACCAACGAGTTAGTGTCGGTCATCTGACTGTCGTTATAGTACGTCTTTAATACTTGCATTAATGACATGATTCTTAGTTTTTAAAAGTTAATTTGCGTTTTATTCAAACAGCCTCTTCATATCCAGTTGGTCTGGATCAAATTTCCTATTTCCGTTCTTGTCAACCTTTCCAAAGTTTTTAACTCGGTCTTGATGACTTTGAATTTTATCTCTTAAGCTTTTTACACTTTCAGTTTTAGCTTTAGTTTGAATGATGTCGGATAGCTTCATCCCTTTATACATCAAATAATCAATAGCTAACTTAACTTCAAGTTCTGCATTTGCATAGTCAACATCTCTTTGTGTTCTACCTGACTGATCTTTTGGCTCAGAGATATACTCAAAGAATTTTGCTTTCTCACGATCCGGGATACGGATACCTGCAAATTCATTTCCACTGCTGATTGTATTTGCTACTTCTTCCCAGAATTCTTCCTGTTTTGCAGCAGCTTCAGCTTGTTGACGTTTTTGATCTTCGATTAACTGTGCTCTAGTTTTCTCTTGAACAGCAGCTAAATGTTTTTGAGCTACAAGAGCTTTATCGTAAAGTTTGCCAGAGTCTTCAAACTCTTCAATCATTTCTTTAACGAACTCTTCATCATGCCCTTTGTTTCTGAAGTACTCTGCAACAAATCCTTTTTGAGATCTGATGTCATCTTTTGAGATCTCATAAGTTGCATAGTCAGAATTTGGGTTGTAAGCTTCAAAGAACTTTTCAGATTCTCCACCTGCCAATAAAAACTCCATGTGTTGTTGTAACAATGGGTATTGTCCAAACAACTCTTGCAATTGATCTTCAGCAATATTTTGGGCTATGTCTTTAGTAAGTTCTATTAAACCCTCTTCAGAGTCTTCATATTCATTTTCTAATTCATAACCTAATGCTTGTGCAATTGAAGCAGCGACTGAAGATGAGTCAGAATCATTTGAATCATTGTCGTCATCAAAGTCATCGTCATCATTATCATCTCTGCTAGATTTTTTTGCAGGTTGATTATCGTCTTGATCATCTTGATCATCATCGACATCGTCGACTAGATCATCAGTATCTTGATCATTTACATCGTTGTCAAGATTATCCCCTGAATCCGTTGATCCAGTAGGCTCAATTCCATCACCGATTACTCCGTCGAAGGTGATGTCTGAGAAATTAATTTTGTCTGTTGGTTTGCTCATATATACAAAGGTATTGGTTTACATTTAACTAAAAAGTATAAATTTATCTTTTATACTTTGCTTTATTATATAGCACTTGCTATTTATAAGGATTATATTTTGGATCATCTAGTGGTATATATCCTTTATCCGTATTAGTCCCACTTTTTCCAAACATGATAGCGTTCAACCTATCAATAGCTGCATCTCCAGTAGGTTTTACAGGGTAAGATCTTCTATTCATTTGTTCTTGTACAGGTTCTTCCCAACACTCTTCTCCTGGATGGCACATCCTTTTATTCTTTAACATTTTTTGAGCTACAGTTACTCCATATTTAGATACTGCATTTGTATAGTAATTTGATAAAGAACTTGTAGGTGTAGGTGGAGTGCTTAAATCTTTTACACAATCTCCATTAGAATTTGGCACTAATCCAGGAGGACAACTTATTGACCCTCCTAGTGCATATTTTCTAACCCCTCCTAATCTCATTAGAAACTGTCCACCTGATGGTCCTTTAGCAGTACTTGCCAAGCCTACTCCTGCAGCTTCTGCAGAGTTTACTAAAGGTGATGGAGCTTGTTCTGGCAAAGTCACTTTTGTCTGTGGAGCACTTGGGGGATTAGATGGGACAACAGGTATTTGAGGAAGTTGCTGTTGTGGGGGAACCATCATTTGTTGAGATGGGTCCGGTGTTTTAAGAGATTGTAGCAATGGAGAAGCTCCAGCAGCTTGTTGCTGCTGAGCTACAAACTCTCCAATAATATCAACCCCTTGATCATATGCACGAAATACTTCAAGGTAATCTCCATTGAATCCAACAGATTTGCCTCTATTGATTAAAGCTTTTCGAGTACTATTGTCCATTACGACAAGAACATTAATTTATATTTTGCTGAGTTAAGAGTTGATTTAAGTGCATCTAAATCATTTACAATTTCACTCTATGGAATCATCTTTTGAAGTTCCGACGTAGTGTCATGCATATCATCTATATAAGAAATAGCTTCTTTTACAGATTTTAAAGTAGGAGCTGTTACATTATCTGGATAATCTAAAAGCATTCCACATGCTCCTTGATAACTTTCTGCAAGAGTATCTGCATGTCCAGGTAATGCATCATAAAGATCATTAAGTGTTTTATGTGCAGCATAGCTTCC